CAGAGATACCTTTGTCGATTCCTTTGGCAAGGAATCGTAAAGGAGGTATCAAGGGTGTTATCGGTTACCTGTTTAAGTGGGCCACTAAGAATGATTCCAACTTCTCGAAAGTTGTTAATGCATTCATGGCCTATACTTATTGGACTAGCGACCTTTTGGTCAAAAGTCAGAGGAAGAAATTCCTCGAGGCAACTGCTGCGCAACCCAAGGCTTTGCCTTGGCTCTTCTCTCGTTCCTTTCGGAGGACGATTGAAGGGGTCATTCAGAAGAGAACAATAGTGCGTACGCCAACACCGCTGGTTCTGTACAGAGGTAGTCCTTCCAAGAAGGCTCCTACCAAGTACGGTTCGCAACGGCAATCGGAAAAACTTCTACTGGAGTTAAAACTCCTAGATAACCAACAAACTTGTGACCATGTACTCCGACTATGGGAACCCATTTATAAGTGGGTTTTCAAAGGTCTCGATGTGAAACGTCTTATAGACGAAACACATGAAGATTGTATTAATCATGAGCCTATGGTTGGTGGTGAAGTTCACTTCCTCCAAGAGCCCGGGTATAAGCTGAGAAGCATTGCTTCTCCCTTCAGATTGTTCCAGGTGGCTTCTGAGCCACTCAAGGATGATCTTAAGGACCTCATACAACGGTTACCTTGGGACTGTACACACGATCAAGGTCGTGCATTCCTACCCGTACAACAACAGATCAAAGCTAAAAAGGTGGTCCACTCTGTGGACCTTTCTTCCGCTACTGACCTGTTTCCCTACGATTTGCAAGAGATTGTTCTAGAAACAATCTATGGCAAAGAGTGTCCTCACATCCGGCTATTTAGAGAAGTCTCTAAATCAGTTTGGAATTCAGACATCGGTGCGATAAGATGGACAAAAGGTCAGCCATTAGGCTTCAACCCTAGTTTTTTCTTATTTACGCTGACTCATGGTTTGTTACTTTTCCACCTTAATGGTGGTAAGTATAACAACGAGTTCTTCGTAGTGGGTGACGATGTGGTTATATTAGATACAGAGTTGTATACTAAGTACATATCGTTTCTTAACTATATGGAATGCCCTTATTCAGCCTCCAAATCAATTAATTCTGCAGAACTAGCTGAGTTCGCAGGAAAGCTCATCCTTAGTGATCTTGTCATTCCACAACTTAAGTGGCGGCAAGTGTCTGATGATAGTTTCATTGATCTAGCGCGGCTAATAGCACCCCGAATACGGCTACTCCTCTCGAGTAAGCAATGCAAGGTATTAGACGTGTTTTCACACGTTTCTAACCTAGTTCATCCATACGGACTTAACTGGAGTTATGAAGGTTCCAACCTTCACCAGATGATCCTCAATGGACTCAAGCTCACACTCGATGAGAGTGTTCTCGCGTCACTGACGGGACTAAGTGGTAGAGTCAACAATCAGCTTTACGCTGACTACGGACCCTATTCACAGGACCTCACAGACATAGTTCTTACAGAAGAACTACATCACGAGATCAAAACCTTCGACGTGAAGGTTTTATCTGTATTCTCTAGGCTAGGCTTTGCTCGTAAGAACTACGAGTATTTCCTAGAAGGCCTAAAGGACATACCGGAGACTCATGCGAAGGTGTTTAATATACCTTCAATGCTGCCTCCTGAAGAAGTACTACCCTCACGGGTGACACTCCT